CCCCGGGAATTACCCGGGGTCTCGACTCTCCCTGAGGGCCAATTGCTCGACCCCGTCACCGGATCACTCCGATGACCACCATCCAGGCTTGATGCTGACGCGCCTGGGGCGTCCAGAACGCTCTAAGTGCTTCTCGTCTTGTCCCATGGTTGGCGACCACGGGGAAGTCTCAACATTACGCTGAGACAGACCGGATTCGTAGCAGGGGACTAAACTGAGATGACTCTCAGCACCCCTTAAGGTACTACGAGATTCCAGTCCGAGCAGACACTTAAGAAGAGCACCAGTGTCTCCAAGCTCATCACTTGGAGCTTTGGCCTCCACAACATAGCCCCGAACTTGTGGGCTATGGAGGAATGGGTGCATTCGATCGGATTGATACCCGAGGAATGAAACCCTGCCCAATACCGGAGATGTTGGTAGGACATATGGATAACCTGCTTTCAAGAGGCTACCCAATTTCTTGTCCAACCATTCAACAGTCTTCCAGTAGCCAGCTAAGTATAGCTGGTTTCTGAGTGAGACCGCTGAGATGACTCCGGGAGCGTCTGTGATCGTGGAAGGTAACGCTTGCCGGACTCGGACGAGTGATACGTCCGTTCCATTAAAGTATTCCTTCCCACAAGACTCTCTGAACCTTCCGGTCCAGAAAGACTTGTCCAGACCAACACGAGCACCAAAATGCTCGAGGGTCTGTACGATCATAGGCACATGGTCTACAGGGACAATGAGATCGTCCCCGTAAACGCGCACCGAGTTCCTAAAGGACTTAATGTCCTTCAGGGTCATGGTCACGTTAAGCGATCTTTGAATCCCGATGAAGATCATGGTAGTAAATACCATTGCTTCCATCGGAAAGCAAAGTGCTGAACCCATAGACGCGTACTTGGCCAAACGAATTACTCCGTGGCCAGGTACCTCGGCCCGTCTAGACCTGGTTGCATCAATAGCCCTATTCAATAAGGGCCAGTGACCAACCATAGTCCGAACGAGCTGATTAGAGACACGATCGGATGCATCGCTCAGATCGAGCGTTGCTGTCTCACCGTTAAGCGAGGCATCGTGAGCCAATCTCTGATTAGGAGACTGGTCATCGAAACCGATCAGATCACGCAGGAGTTCATCCCTGCTGTGAGCCGTAAGGAAACATCGCAAGAGAGCTTGCTGTGTATATTGCATACACGTGGGCTCGACTGCGATGATCCTAGGTGTCTTTAACGTCTTAGGTACGGAAACGACCTTCACAGGAAGTTCCGCGCCAGGTTCGAGGATGTTCACCTCATCCAACTCATCACGAAAGTGAAGGTTGGGAATAAGGTACTCGTAAGACGGAAAGACGTCTTCGAGTCGCCGGGTCCAG